GCGCTGAAGGGCGAAGTGCCCGACGAAGACCTCCGCTACTACTCCATCAAAGCGGACACCTCCGAGATGCGCCTGCGCCCAAACCGGTCCAAGGAAGCTCTGGAGCTTTACGACCGTGGCGAACTGACGGGCAAGGCTCTGCTCCGCGAGACTGGCTTCGACGACGACGACGCTCCCAAGGACGAAGACATCAAGGCTTGGTACTTGAAGAAGGTCGCCTCCGGCCAGACGACACCGGAACTGGTTGCCGCCGCGCTGAAGGAACTGGGGCTGAACCTGCCTGTCGAGGTTCCCGTGGAGACTCACGAGGCCCGGCCTACGCCTTCCCTTGGCGGACACCCGACTCAGGACATCCCGGATCGCGAGGTCAGCGAACGTCGCCGGGACGCACGCGACAACGGCAACGTCCCGTCTGCGGACCCGGCACGCCGCGCCGCTCCTCCCGAGAATGCTTCACGGATGGCGGCGGCTGTCGCTGTCGCTTCCGAGCAGGCAGTGTTCCGGGCGCTGGAACGTGCAGGCAACCGTATGCGGAACAAGATGGGCGGGAAGCTCCCCGGCATTTCAGCGGGAGAGACGTACCTGACCTTCGGCTCCTCCGCGTCCGACCTTGACTACTTCCTCGAAGACGCGTGGGGGGACAACGTGATTGCCCTCGCGAACCACTGCGGCTACAGCACGGAGCAACTGAAGGATGCGCTGGACGGATACTGCCGGGTGCTCCTGACCACGCAGAAGCCTCACACGTTCAAGACTCTGGAGAATCACCTCACGATGGCTCTCCGCATGGAGAGGACGACAGCATGATCCGCAAGGACAGCTTCGCGGTGGAGACTGAGAGCTTCGCCGCCAAGCGGAAGACTCAGCTTGAAGCGATGGACTTCGCTCTGGAACCGCACGTACGGGAGGCGCTGACACGCGTCGGCCTTCCGTCGTGGACCTCGCAGATTGTGCGCGAAGCTCTCGCCGTTTTCGAGGAGATTGCCCGTAGCGAAATCGAGGAGTGGGGTCCGGGCCTCGACGAGATGCGCAACGAGTTCGAGCGAGAACTGACCGAAGCCCTGTCCAGCACCAAGAAGGTGGACAAGGACAAGTTCGAGGCTCAGGTCCAGCGCGTAACCAAGTGGGTCAGCACCATGGCGATCAACGCCGCCACCGAAGCGGCCACGTCCACGGACCCCGACCCGATGGTGGGTCTGGAATGGGTCACGATGGAGGACGAAGCTGTTCGACCGGCGCACAAGGATGCCCACGGCCAGCAGGTCCGCACCGGCAAGCCCTTCAAGGTGGGTGGTGTGGAGATGCTGTATCCCGGCCAGCCTGTAGGCGACCCGGCGAACTGGATCAACTGCCGCTGTGTGGCACGCCCGGCAATGCTGGGTGATTCCCTCACCGCGTCAGTACCGACCGAAGCTGAGGCACCGATCACCACGACCGTGATCGTCGCACTGCCCAAGGCCACGGACCCGGTAACAGGTGCGTCCTCGGAAGAATCAGGAGCGCACGTCACACTGCTGTTCCTCGGGGAGTCTTCCGAGTTCGATCCCACGGACATCAAGGCTGAACTGGAGGCTTACACCTCCACGTTCGCCGGGGGTCCGTTCTCAGAAAACGTGTCAGGCAGGGCCACTCTGGGCGAGGGGCACGCTGATGTGGTCCTGCTTGACGCCACAAACCTCGCGGTCATCCGTGGGGCGATCCTCGCTTCGGAGGCCGTCCGTGCACGTCACGATCAGGTCGAGCAGTATCCGACGTGGATTCCCCACCTGACGCTCGGCTACCCGGAAGCCCCGGCCAATGCCGAGTTCAGCGGAACGGCCATCGAGTTTGACCGGCTGGCCATCTGGCATGGCGCAGAGCATATCGAGTACCCGCTTGCGGGAGAGGTGGCAGTTGTGGGAGAGAGCGAGAAGCCAGAGGAGTTCGCGGCGGTCGTCGATGAAGCGCCCGTGCCCGAGGAGGAAGTAGCCGACGACGGCGAACCCACATGGATTCCAGACGAGGAGGCCATGGTCGAGGTTCCCTTCCACGGTGTTGCCGCGCCTGAGGGAATCCCTTCCGGGGACAAGCGTCAGTTCGCGCTCGGCGCTCTTATCAACCGGCCCCTGCCGCTGTCGCTGAAGTCGATGTTCATTGACGACGAAGGACACAAGGGTTCGGTCATCTCCGGGCGCATCGACAACATCTGGCGCGAAGGCAACCTCATAAAGTACGAGGGCGTCTTCGACGTTGGCGAGGCGGGCTACGAGACTGTACGCCTTGTCGCCTCTGGCATGTGGCGCGGTGTCTCCGTGGACGTGGATCAGGCGACTGGTGCACCCACCCCGGATGGCGGCGTGGAATACTCCGAGGCTCGCATCTCGGCCATGACGGTCTGCGCCATCCCGGCGTTCGCGGAAGCGTACATCGCGCTGGGTACTTGGGCCGATGCGGAGATGGAAAGTCCCGTAGATACGGGAGTTGCCGCCGCCGCTGGAACTGTCAGCTTCGAGGTCGTGCCCCCGAAGACCAAGGATGGCCCCGGCTGGATCACCAACCCGGAGCCGACGAAGGACATCACTTCGTACTGGGTCACGGGGCTTGGCCGGGCAAAGATTGGCTGGGGCACGCCGGGCGACTTCAACCGTTGCCGCACACAACTCGTAAAGTATGTGCAGAACCCCGATTGGTTGGCCGGGCTTTGTGCCAACCTCCACTACCGCGCACTTGGCACTTGGCCGGGACGCGGCGCACATGCAGGAGGCATCGTTGCGATGAAGATGGACGAAACCGCCGAGCTTCCCTCGGTGAATCTGACGGCTTCTGCCGCGCTCACGCTCTCTGCGGTCAGCGCGGACTACTTCCGGCGCATGGAGTTCACGGAGCCTACACCACTGACCATCGAGGAGAACGGGCACGTCTTCGGACACCTTGCCCAGTGGGACTCCTGCCATATCGGCCTGCCCGGTACGTGCACCACTCCCCCTCACTCGATGACGAACTACGCCTACTTCCTCACGGGCGAGTACCTGACTGACTCGGGCCGCGTCCCGGTCGGGCAGATCACCCTCGGCACCGGGCACGCTACTGAACGCATGGGTATGCGTGCGGCGCTGGCGCACTACGACAACACCGGCTCAGCCGTTGCAGATGTCACGGTGTGGGAAGACGCGCATGGCATTGCGTTCTCCGGCAAGCTCCGCGAAGACCTGCCTGAGAAGGATATCCGGGCGCTCATGGCGTCCCCGCTCTCGGGCGACTGGCGCGGCGTGATCGTTGCCGGGTCCGAGAATCTGGAAATGTGCGCGGCTCTGGCCGTGAACGTACCGGGCTTCGCTGTCCCGCGTGTGACGTACGCGATGGACGGGGATCACCAGCTTTCCCTTGTGGCGGCTGGCGCTCTCGAACCGAAGCCGATCCTGACCCCGGAGTTCGTCGCGCAGATGGCGGCGTACAAGGAGCAGGAGGAAAGGAAGGCGCGTGTTGCATCACTGAAGGCAACCGGGCGCTCCTTCCGTCAGGAAGCAATCAAGGCGAAGATCGCGAAGGCGAAGGAGAAGTAAATGGGTTGCAACTGTGGGGCGAAACGCACCGCACCCGAAAGTTTCGTACACACCGCGAGTGACGGCAAAGTTACCGCGTTCCGTACGGAGTCAGAGGCCAAAGCCGCCGTTATCCGGCGCGGCGGCACGTACAAAAAGCAGTAGGTAATAGACAGATGGCCTCCGGTATGGTTACTGTGTTCTCAGTAGGACACTCTCCGTGCCGTAGGCCGTGTGTCGATCTTAGTGTTATCCACACGTCCCTACGTTTCATCTGAGGAGATGATCCGAATGAAGTTCAAAGTCCCCGAGAACATCGCTGAACTGGATCGCGAGAAGCTCGAAAAGACCATCGAAGATGCGCTCGCCGCACTGGCGGAAGTCAGCGACGAAGCCACCGATGAAGAACTCACCGAAGCCGAATCCGTTCTCGCCTACGTCGAGGCCGCACGCGGCGAAGTAACCAACCGGGAAGCCGCCGAGCAGGCACGCGTTGACCGCCTCGAAGCGATCCGCAACGCATCCAAGGTTGAGGACAAGGCAGAGGAACCCGAAGCGCCTGCCGCTGAGGTAGTCCCTGAGCCTGTCGTCGAAGCTCCCGAGGCACCCGCCGAGGAGAAGGTCGAGGAGAAGGAACTGGTATCTGCCAGCGCCAAGACTGAGACTGCATCTGTTCAGAAGCTCAGCACCGCTGAGAAGATCGCATCCCAGCAGAAGGAGACTCCCGTGAAGAAGGAGTTCCCGCGTGCCAGCCTCGTTGCCGCCGCAGGCAATACCGAGTTCGCATCCGGGCATCAGTTCGCATCCCTTGCCGAAGCAGGCCCCGCGCTGTTCAACCGGCTCGACAACCTGCCGCACCGCGCCGCGCCGAAGAATGTTTCGATGCGTAATGGCGCTCTCCAGTTCCGTCTCCCCGCGTCTGAGTTCACCCAGACCGCGCTCGACGAATCTGAAATGCTTCAGAAGGCTTCCAAGGAAGCACGCTTGACCGGTGGTTCCCTCGTCGCCGCTGGTGGCTGGGGTGCTCCGTCCGAGCGTTCGCTGGACTTCTGCGTGCAGGAGGAACTGGACGGTCTGATCCAGCTTCCCGAAATCCAGATCACCCGTGGTGGTATCTCTTACACCAAGGGTCCGACCTTCGCATCGGTGCTTGCATCCGGTACGGGTTTCTGGGACATGACTGAAGCCACTGCCGAAGCTGGCGTGGAACAGAAGACCTCCCTGCGTCCCTCCGTCCCGACGTTCGTCGAACAGCGTCTCGACGCTGTTGGTGTGATGGTCGAAGCTGGCCTCCTGCTCCGTCAGGGCTGGCCTGAACTGGTTGAGCGCTACGCCGCTCTCGCTCTGAAGGCGCACCAGTACAAGCTGAACCAGAAGAAGATCGCGCAGATTCAGGCGTTCACGGGTGCGGCGACCAACATCGCCACCGGCTTCGGCAACGAACTCGACATCCTGCACGTCATGGAACTGGTCGCTGAAGGCGAGCGCCAGCGCAACTTCCTTGGCTCCGGCCAGACCCTCGAAGCGATTGCTCCGGCTTGGGCACGTGCGGTTATGCGTGCAGGTCTGGCACAGCGCAACGGCGTTGACACCATCTCCGTCACGAACGCCCAGCTTGATGCTCACTTCACCGCACGCGGTGTGCGTGTCCAGTGGCTCCGTGGATATCAGGACATGCCTCTGGCATCCGGTATCGCGGTGACTTACCCGGACACCATCGAGTTCATCATGTACCCGGCAGGCACCTACGTCGCTGGTGTGGCTCCGGTCATCACCCTCGATACGGTCTACGACTCCGTGAACCTGAAGAAGAACGACTACGTTCACCTCTTCGTGGAGCAGGGTGTCCTCATGACCAACCCTTGTGGTGAAGGTCGCCGCATCACCCTGCCGTTCCTCGCCAACGGTCGCCGT